CATTAAGACCTTTTTGATTAATAAGACGAGAAGCCTCATCGAGCTGATGCGTTCCTTTTAAGCGTCTAAACCCCCCTCGCAATAATCCGCCGGCACCAATTATCTCGGGAGCATGCTCGACACCTCCTTTGATTAATTTATCGATCATGGTGTCGTTATCTTTATTGCCTCCAAATACATCTGAGTAATCTTGGGTATCGTTAGGAAAATGAGAGGCTATATTGCTATTTTTATTTTTAAATTCCGGAGCGCCAAACAATCTACCAATTGAGCTACCTAAAGTGTCTACGCCTTCGGCTAAGTCATGAGGTAAATTATGCAAATTACGTCCTGCATGAACAAGACCTATCCCAATATCACGAAAGGGATGGGATTCAGGTTGCGGTAAAGTATCAAGATAAGCCCCCTCATCCTCCTCATCTTCGTCGGCAGGTTTTAATTTACTTTCAAAGGATTCATTATTCTCTTCAATAGGTTCAAGAAGTGAAGTATCAAATTTAGGTTTAGCCACGTTGCCACCCCTTAGGTAAATGAGCTGCATTCGCCTTTGTAGTTTTGAATTTTTTACCATTAGGATCAATAACTATAATTGAACTAGATTCTTTGGGTGCGATTCCGCTCTCAGCAATTTTCTTTTCATTCGCAGCTTGCTTTTCAGGATCGAAATATAATTTTTGAGTAGCAGGCGTTCCCTTCCTAGCCTTATTTCTGGCTTCGGATAATAATTTTTGATAGCGCATGCCTGCTCTTAATTGAGCACTCGCAGGTATATTATATTCTTTGATTAACTTTTTAATAATACGAGGCACGTCTTGAGCCTCCAATGACTCTTTAAGCATCTTATAGGTGGTATTGGTTTTACCAGCTTTTAGGGTGGATGCCTCATTTACAGTAGTTGCCGCAAGCATTTTGTCGGATAATAAAAGATTATCGAACATCTTACGCGCCTTGGGATCGGTTTTATAATGAGCCGCAGCATTTTGAAGGCGAGTTATAGACCCTTCACCTGAAAAAGGAGCACCACCCTTATAAACATAAGGATAAAGCTCATTAAACATGATATTTCCTTCCTCAGCCTCACGCTCTTTCGCTGTTAGAGGTATCTCTTTTCCTGCAGGCTCTCCTGATTGAGCATCATAAAATAACTTTTCACCAGGCTTTAAGCCCTGCTTGGTACGCTCTCGCAGATCGCGTAAATCCTTTTTTTGCTCAAGATTAGCATCATAGGCAGCTTTAGCGTTTTTATAGACCTCGCTATCCTCACCCTCTTTTTCCTTAAGTTTCTTAAGATCCGATGCATCACGCGCAGGACCATGTAAAACATCCTCTTTAGCAACACCAAGGGGATCAAACTTATATTTATGTTTAAAAAAAGCGCGTTTAATTGGGTTGTTTCTTAATACATCCAAAAGGTTTTGACCAGGCAAAGCGCCAACAGAGGCCGCCTGTTGCTGGTGTATAGCCTCGGCAGCACGCGTGGCCTCCTCAGGTGAGCTATAAATACCTAAATGATGCCCTGTTTTATGATACTGCTCCTCAGCCTCTTTTTCGGATAATATTCGATCCCCATTTTCGCTTACGCGAGGAATGAGCACCTCACCCTTAGGTGTTCCGATACTGGTAGAGTAGACAGTACTAATCCCACCTGTTTCAGGGTTTTGTACCTGTGGCCTGTTGGCTAAATTAATATTCCCATGTTCAATTTCACCCTCTGGAAATACACCCTGGCCTGCAAATAATTTTTTAAGCGCAGGATATTGGTCCCCTTGAGGTAGTGATGTAGGAGCAGTTTGACCACCTCCAAACATACGCTGAAATTGCTCCCACTCATAATTAGGATCGTTCTTATGCTTTAATCCTAGCAATTGCTCTTTTAAAATATCGCGCGTTAAATCTGAGTTAGCTCCAAGACGATTTTCTTGGCGATTTTTTAGCTCAAGCTCTTTTTCAAATTGCTCTTTTTTTTGGGCAAGCTCATGGCGCTCAAGAATTTGCCTCATCAAATTATCGGTAAGCCCAAATCCTTTTGTAAATGAGTCAAGCCCAACACCAGGCAGCGGTATATTAAAATTTAGTGCCATGATTAACTACCTCCTGTAGACCATGCGCCGCGCCCAAAGCCGCCTTTACCAAAGCCACCTGTCAAATAATCGGCTATCAATTTCCCAATCATGCCCGCACCCTGTCCAAACATTTGACCCGGAGCATTAGTCTTACCAAATTGTAAACCGGCCGAGTTAGTACCCATATTCATGTCATTGTTTGCCTGGTTCGTAGCAGCGCCGGCACCTGTATTAATAGCGCCTTGGGTTAATCCTGCACCTGTTTTGTATTTTTCCCACAAATCATCTAAATATTTTTGCCTATCCTGCTCGCCAATTTGCGCAGTACCCGATTGGATGGCGTTAAGCGCTGTATTTGAGCCTCCTAAACCTAGGGAGCTTGCAGCGTTAACGCCATGTTCTGTAGCAAATTTCTCAGCCGTTTTGGCAGCCTCGGACTCTTTATAGTTTTTATTCCACTCATCAGAGAGTTTTTCGGGATGCATAAGGGTATCAATATAGCTTTGTAAGTTAGGAATATTTGTTTTGCCCACGTCATTATAGGGCTGCAAACGCCCCTGGCTTGTATTGTAATAGTTATTAAGCTGGCCCTGACCGGCATCATAACCTCTTTCTGGATGTAACCAGCTTGTTAACCAGCTCATCGTAAACTCCTTTTATTATGGATAGGCGGTCGTTGTAAATTTAACCAGCGCCCCGTTTTGCATCCCTACATACTCATTATTCGTAGTATCGTATAATAATATACCATTACCAAAATCACCTGCGCTAAACATTGTAGAAATTTGTGTGGCCGTAAGGTTAGGCGCTGTTAAAAAATTGATAGCACCCTCGATATCTGCAAAAATTTCATTTAAGGTATCAATAAGTACCCAAAGCCATTGTAAAAATTGGGGATCGAAATCACCTCCAATAATAGGCGCTGAGTCTATTCTATCCAGTGCTAAAGCCATCTAGTTCGCCCCCCCTGAAACGCGTCTGGTATTACGCACTCCGCCCAATATCACAATAGGTGCAGAGCTTACGCAAACAAGCCTGTAGCAGCGGTTTCGGCTTATCCCTAGCTCATACCAGCGCATGCGCCATCTATAAGCACCTAAAGGGCTAAACTCGCGGTTGTCTGCAGAGCCTAGAGTGTAAGTTTCGCCCCCATCGTCACTATAATAAAGCTCAATGTGAGGCTTAAATAAAGCATAATAGTGGTTGTCGTCAAACGAGGGCGTATTAGATCCCTCGGCAATAATAAACCTATCATCCTCTGTAAGCATATATACAGGGACGCTCGGCGTACTCGTCTCGCCCACAATGAATTTCGTATTAAGAAAGGGCGCCTGACTCCGATAAAAGGTCTTGTTACCAAAAACAAAATCAATCTCCACGTATTCATCCATAAACTCCGAGTAATCAGGTAAGAAAATCTGCTTTGTAACAAGCTCATAACGCATAGGAAACTTTAAAAAAGCATCAGGTGCCTGAGGGTCTGCCTGCGCAGGGTTTATAAGCTCATTATGATATATATTACCCGCCATTTCATAAATTACCGGATCGCCTAAAACCGTCACCAAATGCTTATTGTTAAAATACACATGTTTTACAATACGGTTACGCTCACCGTTTATCTCAATACACCGACCCCATGTCTTTGTATCAAAATTGTACTCAATGGAGTTGGCATTGTCCTCAATATCCAGATCGCCTATGCTTAAAAACTTACCAGCGGATGCCCTATAAAAAATAGTATTCTCATACTGGTATAAAAAGCCGTCTACCTCGTTTACTAAAAAGGGGTTGAGTTGCTCGTCATGGGTTGAGTTTTCTAACAATACGTTAATAGCCTGCGTAGATATAGGCTCAGGCTTTTGCCCACCGGACATCATAAATGTAATAAGCCCTGTGGAGTTTCGCCCTAGCCATACCATCATACCAAAATCTACCGATAGGCTATTCGGATCTGCAATCCCATAATCAAAGTTATAGGATGAGTTTAGCTTCCAGGGAAACTCGCGTGTCACCCCACCGACCGTAATTTGGGTAATAATATTGGCCCAAACATCGGATACAAAATCGCACATGATATAGAGCTGGTTTTGTAATACGGCAAATTGTCCTATAACGCCTGATGCTGAGGCGTTAAGGGCGGCGTTTAGGGCCGGATCGGTAAAATAGGTGTTGACGTTCCCCGCCATAAAGGACTGAGCTAGATAAAACTCAGGGGTATTGGCCTTGCTCACTACGAAGCGATTACCGAACGCCGCGACATAGAGAGGGGATCCGCCTGTCGTTGCACCACCAGGTGCGTTGGGATCGGTAATCACTGCAGCCGTTACGGACGCGCCGTTTTCCGTAATAAGGAAAATATTAACGCTATCGGTAAACATACTATAAACCACACTACCAACCGCTAAGGTAGAAAACCATATAGGCCCTCCCAGCGATGTATTGATAGGTAGCACTTTAAAATTATAAAAACGGTCGTATTGATAAACCGTAGTGCCGTCAAATACATAAAAATAATTGATTGATTTATAAACAGCTCTAGGTTGTACATTAAATATAAACCGGTTTTGGTTCATAAACCGTACATGCTGGCGTCCCATAGCAGGGTATAGCGCTTGCTGTTTTTTGCCGCTTTCTACCTGTATCCCATACCAGTTAGCGCAATCCATGGACCCAAATTGCGTAAAGCGCTGGACATCGTAAAAACAAAATATTGGCAGCTCCTCTATCTTTGCTGCAGGAGCTTTGGCAAGCGCTACCATTAAATACCTGCCCGAACGCGCCAGCTGCCGTTCAGTAAGCTTTGCTCATCGCCCATGATAGATAAATTAACCTCAGAGGCGCCCTCCATATTATCTTTAAGCTCTCGGTACTCAGCCTCTAGGTCGTCAGTCCACGCACTCCCGCGACCCTTAAATTTAGAGACGTATTTTGCTACTGCATATAAAAAATACAGCTGCCAGTATTGAGGGACAAGGCTTAAATCATCGTCTACCGTTAATAAGGGGAGCTGAAATTTACCACGTAGGTTAAATAAGTAAAATTGGCTTGGTGCGGGATATAGGCGCACCGTTACGAGGTTAGTATCAGGGAATGTAATGACAAATCGGGGTAAGCCCTGTAAGGGATCGTATTTCCATGCGGATAAATAATCATCGCGCGATTTATCAATCAAAGGATAGGTGACACCGTTTAATAAAAGCCATGCGCTATCTAAGTTTGAAAGACGGCCCTGTTTTACATACACCGTATCGGGTGGGGTAATATCCCTAATAAACTGTAAGGTAGAGGTCCCTGTAATGGTGGCGTTTGCGGTTAGTGTAACTAAATTACCCACAATGGATAAAATAGTCGTAAGCACAGGGATGCCGTTTCCCACTACGGAATCGCCAACCTGATAAATAGTACCATCTGCCACCGTAAACGTAGGTAATCCGGTGGTAAGGGTTACGGTTTCGAAAAAGGTCTCTGTGGTAGGGTAACTTGGATCGACAAAAACTACGTTAAAAATACCTAAATTAACAGGCACTGATATGGTTTTGGCAATGGTAGTCATAAGCCCTGAGCTGGCATAGGATTGCATGATTTGGTTTAACACGCGCACGGCCAGCTGCTCATCATCCCCGTGTAATGGAACCGTAGGGTTTGAGGCGCTTATAAGCCTATACATTTGGAAACAAAACTCCCGAACCGTAAAAACCGGGAATTGAACCGGTGCTATAAAGGGCGCGATTGCCATAATTACCTCGTTTTAGGTAAAAAACCGTCATCAGATGCCTTTTTAGCCTTTTGAGCTTTTGGCTTTTCAATAACCTCTTCAGGCGCTTTCACTTGTGGCTCAGGCTCTTTAGGTGCTACAGAGGCTAGCGCTTCCTGCGCATCCTCTTTTGTTGGAAACCATAGTCCTTTTTCCATGTGAGCCTCGTACTCATCCCATGAGTTTACGAGCTTTGTTGCACCGTTTGGTGCATGGATAAAGGCGCGAAAATTCTTTTTTGAAACGATTTTTCCAAGATAAATTGCTGGGGTATCTTTCATAAGAAACATCCTTGTAAATGTGGTACCCCCTAAGTGCTGGGGTACCGTCCATAAATTACGACATGATCCGAACAGCAAACTCAGGATTGATTGCCACACCGCATATAACGTCGATACGATCTAGCTGCTCGTAGTTACGGATATCCGCACCTAGTGAGTAGGTCATAGCAAGTTTATAAAGGTCGGAGTAACGGGTTACAGCCTCAACACCACCACGCAATTCCTTAATAGGAGGCGCTGCAAAAACAACTGCTTGGGTATGGTATGCCAAGGAAACGTTATGAGATGCGAACAGCAACATTTGAGCGCCGTTTGGAATAGCGGCTGAAATATTTTGACGTGCACCGTCAATAACGATTGTTGGGTTTACAGGGATAGTAGCGGTGCTGCCATCGGAGGTAATAACTTGCGCGGTTACAACAAATTGCGCAGGTGCATCGTACAAGGGCTCATAGGTTAGCGGGTTAACAAAATAAACCCCTGATGCAGGAGCAACCTGTATAATATCGCCTACGTTAAAGACCACAGTGCCCGGTGATTGGCCTAAACCTGTTACATCTATGGTATTACCACCTGTAATAGGACCGTTAGTTACAGTACCGGCTAGCAACATGCCTGCAGGAGGTGTACCGCCTGCTTGCCCTGCGCCTGCAATTTGTCTTTGTAGGAAATTGGTTTTGAAGAAATCAAAGCCTGATAAATGGCCTACAAACCCGTCAATTAATGCACCGGTATTAACGGTGTTATTAAAGGTATTGAATAAGTCGTTAGAAAGGTTTGCCGCAATTCTTGGACCAATACCGGAGTAGCGTTTTCCGTCCTCAGGTATGGCAAGCTCTGTCATTAGGGCGTCAGCGCTTAGAATGGTGTTGAAATCTACAGGTACGCCAGGGGTTCCCACAGACTGGTAGGTTTGTGTTTGGAACTGTGAGGCTATGAAGTTTTCAACAAGGTTCGCAAGACGTTTGGCACGTGGTGCGTTGGCCATTTCTAAATACGGCTCATCGCGTGCTCTATCGAATGTCAGGTTAAACCCTGTGTATTCGATCATGGTACGAAATTGCTTGGTAATTGAAAGAGGTCTTATGATCTGAACACGAGCCTCGGAGGTAGCTGATGCACCCTCACCTGCTAGGTAACGTTCCTCTAAACGATAATCAAGTGTTTGACCGGTTGCGAAACGCAAATTTTTGAAGTCACCCTCAAGATTACGGTTTGCGGTTCGTGCGAAAGATAAACTGTTCCAAAAACGGACGAATACGTCATCTAATACGTATTGCGTCTCTTGAAAGACGTTAGGCATTTTGTTCTCCCTGAACAAATGTTTAATAAATAGCCAATATGGCTGCTCACTTTCATTTGTCAGACGGAGACAATAATTACGCGTCTAAAAACCGTTCTGGGTGATGGGATCCCTTACTCATCAGATTGAATCATAAGCTTACTTTTTTGTTTTTGTCAAATAATCCTACCATTTCGGTTTTGCGAAAACCGATTTCGGTATTTTTTATAAAAATATGTGGTATCATGTCGCGCCCTATTCCGACATGAATCGAGGCGACCTTTACAGTCGCCCAGGGCCTTTAGTTAGATAATAAGCGCTTTAGAGTTTCTGCGGCTATTGGGTGTAATTTATCCAGCTCTTCTTTTAGTGCAAATATTAAATCAAGACCGTGTTTGAGATCGCCTAGCGCATCACGCTCATAACGATTATCTGTCACCAACGATGTATCACGCAAATGCGTTCCAAATCCATAATTCAAAATACTCATTATCTATTCCCTCTCAAACGTGTTTTAACGGTAGCCAAACGCTTTGCATCTGCGCGGGCCAATAATGTATCCCCATTATC